TGTCACCACAGTATTAAGTGTGGATGTCTTCAATAAATCAGACATTTGTTGAATACCTGATTTTGTCACCACAGTATTAAGTGTGGATGTCTTCAATAAATCAGACATTTGTTGAATACCTGATTTTGTCACCACAGTATTAAGTGTGGATGTCTTCAATAAATCAGACATTTGTTGAATACCCGATTTTGTCCCTACTACTGCACATGAGACATCTAGCAAGAGTTCTTGGTATTCTGTTCCACCACCAGCAGACGATATGATAATCGGATCTGGCTGATAGTCCGCATAGCCATCTAGGTAATCTGCTTGGATCTCAGATGAGGATAGTGCTCTATCATAGATACCAGTATTATTTATTGATCCAAAGAAAAACTCTTTATAGACCTCAGTATTCCAGTAACCACCAATAAGAACCAAGGAATCAGGAAAGTTCGGTATAGATATTCCAGTATCGGTATCTCTAAATACTACACCATTAAGATAAAATGTTAAGTTCCCGTCCTTTAACGTTATTGCTAGGTGACTCCAAACCCCGGAAGAGAGAGCCACAGAAGTTGTAATTACAGATGAAGCAGCAAACCTTACAAATCCATCAGTTTTGTTTAGCAGTAATCCGAAGGTATTAGAGGCACCGGATCGTTTGTTTATGATGTGGTTGTAAGAGGTATAGTTCCCAGACGGATTTATACGGGCTATAACAGATAGATCCCCCGAAACATTTGCTTCAGTCCCACAATTGATACAGTCCCCGGTCCCGTCCAGATCAACAGCAGGTCCATGATTGCTCGACACCCACTGTGGATCACCAACGAACGTTCCAGAATTCCCGTACCCACTATCGTCGTAGATAGTAGACCCACCGCCCTCGTTGAACAGATAGCGAGCTACGAGTCCGTCGCGGGACGGATGTGCAAGATTTGGAAGCTCACCAAGCATAGGCTTTTGATTAGGAATATGAAGTTGTGGAATATACAAAGTAGACATTAATCACCAGTTTGAGAGACTAAGTATGCAATTTCACATTGTCCAATTGTCGCTGTGTCTTCTAAAAAAATTAATTTACCAAGATTGTCCAACCCTCCAGCTGCAGGGTTTGTGACAGTAAGTGTTGTCTGCCCCACAGCTTCTTGAGCACCAAAGTCTGACTTTTTTGCAACACCTAAAGCTAAGCATGTTACTTCAACAAGATCTTGCCATTCTTCTAAAGAATCTTCTTTTCGACCTTGAACTGTTATCTTAACTCCAGTTGTATTTGCCGTTACAGAAGACTGACAAACATCCACTGCAATAATCGATTGGTAAGATGCACTAGTATCAAAATCAGAACTCTTTGCTACAGCAGGAGGAGTCAACGCTACCCATTCATCCCCCTGATTAGCAGTCTTAGCTAAAGTATCCACTGCTGTTACTCTCAGTAATTTAGTTCTATAGTGCACCCTTCCACCATCTGGATCAAAGGCACCATTATAAATCACCCTTGCTGCCTTATACGCAAACGGAATTTTAAATTGTTGTTGATATACAGCAGAGTTAGTTGCATGATCTTGTGTATATACATCAGACGTTGTCTCTTTTTGAAATTGAAGACCATCTAATACTGTAATTGTATCAGCCATTATTCCCTAGCCTCCAAGTTATCCTTCAACTGAGTATTGAACGTATCAACAAAAGTAGACACTGCTTCATCTTTTAATAAGATATTTTGGTATGCTTCCCAAACTTCATTAGCAACATCAAGTTTTTGGCTATTCGTTTCTATTGGAGCCTTTGGTACAACGAAAGTCTTTGTATCCCCTGTTACATCATCTAGCCTAGTAACAGAGATTTCTGCCTCATATGTTGCAACATTCAAGGGTGTCGTCGTTGGTGTCCATGTAATTGCCATGATTTATTCCTATAGCTTTGCGTATCTATAAATTATTTCTAAAATTGCTTTTCGTTCTTCTCTTGAAGGTTTTTCTAAAAACTTCGCTTGTTGGTTATCATTTCTATTTGGTGTATTACCTGCTGCGATTTCGTCACGGTGTTTAACATTAAATGCTTGTCCATGTGATTTAGTTAAATCTTCATGAACAAATACTGCATAGTTCGCAGTATATCCAACAATGACTTCAGGACTTTTAGCCGTTCCAATACTTCGGGTAAATGCACTGGCTTTCAATGGCCCTAAATCAACTGGGACTATTGCTTGACTTGCAGACTGTAAGTGTAATCCACCAACTTTCAATCCTTGACCGATACCTCTAATAAGCTTTGCTTCAGCTTTATGTAGATTACCTAAAACAGTTTTCATTCCTGTCATTTTAGTGAGTTTAGCCATTTGATTTTTCAACCCAAACAATAGTGTTCATTGTTTTGCTTACTGTCGCTGTGCCCTCAACTTCTTTAACCATTGGACAGCCCTACTTCGAGGCCTAATTGGTTCGTTGTTGTCGGCTATAAAATCAACTACAGGTTCGGGTCCGAAACCGGAAACATAAGTACGTCCCCGAACCCAATCAAAAAATCCGACTGATCAACTTTATACACCACCCATTTCACCAATGATGTATTAGATGCTCTGATTAATGAACCATTCCAATCAGTTACACCATCAGGCATCCGTTCCATTTGAAGTGTTATTGTCGCTTCGTAGATCCCAGGAGTTGTAGCTCTCAAGGCAAAATTAATATTTGTTCCGTCTTCAGTGATCTGCATTCCATCAGGTAAAACAGTATTCGCCCAGTCTATTTCAATAGGTGATGATGCTGCGGTCCAAGTATACTCGGAATACGTATCTTGTAACTGTGCAATTCTGTTTTGTATTTGTTCTGCTGCTGGCTTTGCATATACAAAAAAGACACATCCTAATAATATAGCCAAAGCCACTACTGACAACTTTTTATTCATAATAATATCCTACTATAAAAGTGCTTTACGCAAAAATTCAGTAGCCCCGAGATTTGGAACTTTAGAAAAAGATCTTATACCATACGCTCCATCATTCTCTTTTACATTAACCAAATCTGTAATGTCTGCAATTAACCCAGGCATTAAGACTTCATCTACTAACATGTCACGATCTACAAATACTTTTCCTTGTGACATCTGCTCAGTGCCGTTGGTGTCAATAAACATTTCACTGACTTGTGACCATCGTACAGTGAGTTGTACAGGGTCCGTAAATCGTGGTTGGCCATAATCATCATATGCAATACCTCCACTTTCATTATGCTCCAATGCCCAGTACACAGCATTTTGTTTTCGCATTCGAGTAATGATCGACATTTTAAATTCCTTGAACCATTCTTGCAAAAGCCATTACAATTCCTGCTCCACCAACGCCTCCTGCTAGACTAATTCCAACAGTACATCCAACTAAAAACATTTTATTCTTAACCATCAATTTACCATGGGGGCATGATGCAATATGCTCTAGTAAAACTTCTTTATTTATTTCACGTGCAATTTCCATTATAATGGCTTTGTCACCTTCATCTAGCATTATGATCTGTCCTCCAGGTCCAAACTAGTATCACCCTCAGTTCCTAACCAAGTAATTCCAATAACGTTTGTACGACCCTTTTTGATGTTTACGTTCAGTGCAGCTAATCCACCAGCGGTGTCTAGCCTCATCGCCATCTGTCCATAGTGAGATGTATCAAAACCTAAATCTACCTTACTTTGTTTCTTCTCAGAAACTTCATCTGCTTTTTCTTGCTCTGCTCTCATATCACGTACTGTGTAGAAGTGTGCAGAGAGCCATCGTTCAATCAACTCTTTACGAGCAGTTGTATACGTTGACGCTGTGCACAACTCTGTCACAAGTGCATTAGCCGCTTCAATAAACGGGGTTAAGCTTATTGATGAATCAACTTCAATAATTAATGCGACTGCTGTTGATGAAGTTCTAATAGCCATTCTTTTATTCCAATTTTAGGAAATGCGTCTAGATTACTGTCATCTGTTATATTGATTATTTCTCTTCCAGGAAATTTTCTTGGTAGAAATGATTTTAAAACATTAAAGGATTCATTGAATCGTTTATACACTTCTGCATTGGGTGGATTGATTATATGATCATGCCAATTTGGTTTGTTGTCACTTGATAACTTACAATCAAACCCTAAAAGATAAACTCTTTTCGCACCAAGTATCAGTGCAAGATTAATTGCATTTGCTCCTGTACTTTTATTCCAACAAAGCTTAGTCAATGATAGCCCTTTTGGTTGCCGTTCTATTGTCCAGATCCATTCTTCCCTAGTCCGTAATAACTCATGGTGACTTGTAAAAATTAAGCCTTTAAACTTCATTAGCTCGAATCGATGAATATTGAACCATTTCATATCACCAAAGATACAAATCTTGCACACACTCTCTCCTAAAGTGTATGCGTCATTGCAACCAATCGTACATTCTGGTTTTAACAAATCAAATTCAAATGTACGTAGTGAATCACCACCGCCAATTATATAAACATCTCTATCTTTCCACGATTCAACAGGCTTCCATCTTGGCATTAGAAATCAGTTTCTTTATTAATCAGTTTCTTTATTAATCAGTTTCATCAATTTCATCATCGATTTCTGTTTCTGCCAGAGCAGTTTCTTCATCAGTCTTTGTTGGAACAGTTTCATCCAGAGTCTTAACGAACCTGCCCGGAATACGGATGATTGGCTGATCCGCATCCGGTTCAAGTACGTTGTCAAGACGAACAAACTTATTCTCAAACATTTTATCAAGTTCACTATCCGTCTCGATTTTTTGTCCAGGCTTTAATGCCACTGAATTTCCATCTGCGTCGATATCGATGTGCTCACCGGCGTTTGGTTTCAATTGATATATGCCCATTGCTAAACCCTTTCGTATCTCAATTTATTTATGTGCTATGATTATACAGATCCATGAACAATACCTGTTCGGCTGTTCTGATCTGATCGAACTTGAGGTACAACAATTGTCATAACTTTAAAGTTCTTTTGCATGCCACCTTGAGTATCCCATTGCAATGTCACAATATCCATACCAATGACAAGACGAATGACATCAGTAGTCAATTGAACAAGCAACACATCATAATTTTGCATCCAATCAAGTGTGATGATATCATCAATGTTGTTCAGGGCTTTAACTCTCTCACGCAATGTTCGATCACTATTAGTCTTGAAATCTGCATCAAGATACTGATCCCAATTAGGAGCAACAAACAACATCCAAGGACCATAATGATAGCCAGTTGAAGTGCTCTGGTTTCGCATTGCCAAGATTTGAGTCAAAAACGTTGTACCAGTCCAACCAGCCGCAGCAGGACTTGTGAGAGTCTTAGTCATGCGACTTGGGTAGTTAAGCAAACCATAAGCATTCGCACCACCATAAGTGTATGTTGAAATTCGACCGAGAGTAAGTTTCTCAACCGACTCAGCAACCTTTGCACCAGATAAATCCATTTGAGTAGTGTCCAAAGGTGAACCACCATTACGAGAAACGAGAATCTGTCGAGCAGTGAAGTTGAAATCTTTATGCGTGATTGGCAAAGGAAGAGTACTTGGCTCGAACTCTGGTCGATCATTGATACCTTCACGAAGACCATCCATTGAAATCACGGCATCGTTGACTTCGCTCTGTGTTTCAGTTTCAAGAATCGTCTTACCCATACCTTGTGGAATGGTATAAGTTAGACCACGTTCTCGCAAAACCTTAACTAGTTGAAGTCGACGAGTTGCAGCCTTAACAACTGCATCATCCATCAACTTCCAATCATCTTTGCGAAGTGACGCGGTTGTATTCACCAACAATTCATTTTCTACCAAGCCATTATGTGAGGTGTGTGTGATGTACGTCAAACCATCGTCATTAATAAATGGTCGCAGTACACCGATATCGCCATTCGCTGCAAGCAATCTGTCAGCCGGATCGCCTGAAAGAATTCCGCTAGCGATGTATTTCTCAAGAACTTTCATATTTAACCTTTCGTTTTTATTTGTATTAACATATCCGAATTAACAGATTACTTTTATTTAACTCTTAGTGACAACCAACACGGATCAACAGAAGTTGTGCTGTCGAAAGTGAATCAGCTGAAAGGTCTAATGCTTCCAATGCGACACCTACAGCGAAATCATCAGTTCCAGCAGAATCTTCATCAAACTTCTGAAGACATCCAGCACCGTCACTCCCAACACGATCACCAATTGCAACGCTCTCACCATCAGCGAGCAATGCATAACACTGAGAACCGATTCCCATAACTAGTACTGGTGTCACTTCACTGACAGGGAGTACTGTGTTAACATCTTTACCGACTAGAGCATTTTCTTGGACGAACATTCTTTCATTACGTCCCCATGCCGTTGAATGTTTCTGAACATAACCTGCACTTGTCATTTCTACTAAGTTGCCAGGGAGAAGAGTTACAGCTGTAGAAACATACTCCTCATACTGAAAAGGCCCTTTAGCGTGTATTCGATTTGAAGCCATGTGTATACCTTTCTGAAATTTACAGTCTGAATTTATTTACAGTTTGACTTATGCCTTAGTCGCACTGAGAATACTTGGAGCTATCAATGGCTCAATCTTACTCGCAGCAGTTTTATTTGCAGCAGTATTTGTGAGTCCAAGACCTTGCCCTGAATAATCAGGTGTACTTTCATCCTTATCACTTGCAACCAATGCAACAATGGATTGTAATTCATCAACTTCCTTTGACTGCAGTTGTTCAGGAGTGAAAACGTTTTTATCATTGTCCGTGATTTTTTTGATCAAAGCACTTTTAGTCACGGCGTACTGATTCATACCATTCTTAATCATGCTTCGCATCTCTTCAGGCATTGCATCAAGATGTTGTTCAACAGTCTTTGGTTTTGTGTCAGCTGTATCTGTATTCACTGTGACAGTCTCAATAACTTTCTCTGACACAATTGTCTTCGCAGCTTCTTTGACTGCATTCTCAACTGCCATGTCACTTGCAATCTTTTCACTCTCTTGCATTTTCACAAGAGTAGTTTCTTCTTGTCCCATGAGCAACTCTTCATCTTCTTGTTTCCATGAATTACCGTTAGACGCAATAAGAGCCTTTACGATTTCTTTTTTATCCATTGTGGATACCTTTCTTTTATTTCCAACAAATTCACCAGACTTAGTCTGGAATTCTGTCACTTTAATAACTTCTGTTTCACCAGTCATAACATCAATTACAACGCTATTATCGACTAACTTATAATTTAATTTGTAGAACTTACCTGTGAGTTCATAGATAAAGAAATCATCATACACATCTTCAGTCCATGCATCAGGCTTCTTTTCCCATAGCCAACTGTTCAATAGTGAACGGACATTGCCGTGGCTCATCGCGTTATTCACCATGTGAACTTTCCCTGGTCTTGCTTTCAACACAACTTGATTTCGCAGAAAACCTGCACCATCTTCAATTGAACACGCTCCTTTCAAATCTGGAAGTAGAGCTAAATGGTCTGGTCGATAGTCTGTGGCTATTCCGTCGTAGGCTTCGCCGTTCCATTCACCTTCTTCATTTTTAGTGTGTGTGAAAAGACCTGTTGAAAGTTCCATCATTTCGTTTGTTTCGATAGCTTCGGATATCCGTTCATCCACTGTGTTCATTCTATCAGGATCTAACCAAGCTTCAGCTTTTAGTGCATCGATCTCAGTTTCTTTTCCATTAATTTCTATTGTGATCATTTCTGTTTTTGCATTCATTACTACACCCACTTTTCGATTAGTGAGTATAATGGGGTCACATGCAGAAACAGCCGAACCATTGCTTGACGGATGATAGACGACAACAGGTTTATGATTCCATGCTTGTGGGCAGTCATTCAATTCGTTTTGAGGATACAACAATGGACCACCACTTCCAGAATGCACGCCCTCAGTCAACATCACCATCGGTGCAACAAGATATGTTTTACCTTCCATGGTATCAAATCTCGTTTTACCAACAAGATTGGCTGTTAATCGTTGTATCTTTCTCATTTTAATTCCCTTTTAGCTTTTCCTCTACTGCCCATATATGGCTTCCAAGCACAACGACAATTCGGATGAAGAGGTATTGTTCCACGTGCTTCGTCAATTGTCATTATTTCACCTTCAAGTGCGGCACATTGTGGACACACTCTGTCGTCACCTGCTGTCGACCATTCAGCCATTACATCGACCGTTGTTATACCAAGTCTCTGATATGAATCTAATTGACCTTCTGCATGTGCTCGTATGACTTCAGTCCGTGCTAAAACCAACGCACGACGTTTTGTGATTGTCTGAATATCTTTTCTAAGATTCCTTGCAATGACTCGTGGTCCCGCACCAGCCGCTAATCCACCAGCAAGTGTACGTGACATCACTTGACCCATTGCATCAGTGACACCTTTTAATTCAGAAAATGTTCTAGTGTAAATCAGTTCGATCTTACTTAAAACTTCTGGTTGGTTGAACGCAGAATTTAGAAATTCGTCTTTTGTAAACCCACTTTGAAATCCAGGTACTTTATTTACATCAGTGTATCCACGGCCAAAGCCTTTCTTGTACGATGAACCAACATACTCGTTTGTCCAAGGTTCGTTGAGTCCATCAGATGTTAAAATTCCTGAATCAACTTCTCCCTGCAACCAACTCCGAAACTCAGTGACCTTTTCTGCATCATTTCTGAATCGCCATTCTTGCCTATTAACTTGTAAACCTGAATGATATTTTATTGATCTCATCTGAGCATCAATAGCTTGTAAAACAAATGGTTCATTGACTTCTAAACCAAACACATCGTTTGCCACTACCAATGCCTGGACTTTTTTTGCTAACTTTTTAAATCGTCTTGTCATGTTAGAGACGAACGCACGTCGCAACGTAGCTGTTCTTGATGGATCAATTTTTAGGCTGCTGATTTTTACCATTGTTGTCACCATCATTTGGATTGCTCATGTCGTCTTCTAATTCACTCTCATCAATGTGATCATCGACCCATATCTCTGTTGCATCAATGATCTCATCTGCTTCTCCCTCTTCCATACCAAGTATGGTAGTAAAGAATGATTTTGGTTCTATTAATGCATCTGCCCCAGATGTCATATACTTTGCAATAGCATCTACTTTATTCTTAGATATTTCAGATTGCTCTTTTGGATCATCTTCAGACAATGGTGGCCATGTCACATCGTATTCAACTTCAGGTAGAATTCCAAGTCCAATGAATCTGTCTATTAATAACCTTATAATTCCAGATGATACATGTTCATTTTGTCGACGAGTGACACGACGATTCCATGTCTTAGAATCTTCAGCAGATGCAAGCTTTGCTTCTTCACTCCCTATTAACTTTCTATAAGGTACACCATATGTGATAGCAATGGCTTTAAGATATGCGAGGAAGTGGGGAGAAGGATCTGCAACTTGAACTTCAAGTGACTTAGCAGTGACACCAACAAGTGCCATGTATCGTTGAAGCTTGTTTGTGTAGTCAAGAAACTCTGATCGAAGTGATTTCTTTTCTGCTGCGGTTAATGATGTCTGTCGCTCTTTGTCTATTTCGAATGCAATGCCTGGGAATCCACCTTTCCAAAACATCTCAGCGGAACTACCAAGTAACTTCTTGCAGTCGAGTACGTAATTTACAACAGGTTGAAGCCTTGGCACACCAAACACATCACTAATTCCTTTGTTGTCTGCAATGTGAATAACTCTTGTCCAATGCACAGTGACATTATTTTCAGATGTCCCTGTCTCAATGTCTACATTATTCAAAGTATAAAGCTCAGGCATGCCATATCGGGGTGACATCACGTCATTGACGGTCTTTTTTAGCATAATAACATACTCACTCAAAGGTTTGAGGTATGTTAATTCATAATTCTTACCACTTATCTTGCCTGTTTTTTCATCAAATCCGTCAACAGGTTCATCAAGTTTTTTACCATCATTAATACCAATTAACAATACCCCAAATCTACCGATACCGGATAGAACATCGAGACGAAACAAAATACTGTTTAGATGAAACCCTCGTTCAAGAATCTTTAATTGTTTTTCGAACTCAGTTAGATCTTTGTTTCCTTTTATAGTGTTTTCAGAATCTTCAACAACCTTTGGTGTAACACTCCAGCATTCTTCAGGCCATAGCCTGACAAGTCGTGTTCCAATACCGTTGCGATCATAGATAGTTTGATAATTATTGACATCTAAACTAGTAGGGTATCCACACTCTTCATCAATGTTACGAGATTCATCTGTTATGCTTTCAATGATACTTTGACGCAACACGAAAGCATTCTCAACAAGCTTATTCTCAGCAAGAGTAGCTCTTGATTTATTCAATGCATTCAATGCACGAGTTTGTGCACCTTTTTGTGCTGGAGTTAGATTGTCTGTCATAAACCACCTACACTTATTTCACCTTCTGAAAGCTTATTAAACGCTCCAGACGATGCATCAACCTGATCTTTATACTTCGACGCAGGGAAGTATGTTAATTCATCAATGTATTCTTTGTTCCAATTCGCTTTGACCATAAATACATTACAACTATTTACTTGATCTGCAAATGGACCTGCTCTTGCAATTTTATTACCATCACCACTGCCAACTTTATCTACTTTAATTGAAAATCCAATGAGGTTTTTAACTGTGTATGTCGCTTGGTCTTTACCACCACTGCCAGGTTCTTGCTCAATCCAAACAACAGGACCATGACCGTCGATTTTCGCAGTATTTTTTATTGTCAATTCGCGTTCATCCATGGCCCATTGACCACGAACTACATCAAGAACCCAAATGCTTCCATTCTTATGTAATCCCATCAAACAACCAGCAGTGAAACATCCTGCACCTTGTGTTCCCGCTTTATCCCAATACCGAATAATCCGTTGGAAGTAATTTGGTCCAGGCCTTACATCAACAACTATTCTGCCAGGTTTAAACATTGCTCCACCTCTTGGTACAGGTCTTTGTTCAAACTGTCCAGCATAAGCGAATGTCCCAAGAGTTTTTCTATTGGATTTAAGAACGTTTTCAGATAGTCTAATTGGGTCTAGAAATCCATCAATGTACTTTTCTTTTAACTCTTCTGGTTTAACATCATTTTCAACTTTATCAGGCAAACAAATATGTCTCACTGATTCGTAGTTATCTAGCATGTGTTGCGTACAGTCGTTCTGATGCAACCTCTGCATAATTAAAACTGTTGGTGTCAAAGCTTTATCAACTTTACGAGTAAACAACGTCTCACTCATTACACTGTTTGCTTTATTCAGCTTAATCTCACTAACAGCTTCTCGTGGATTCAAAGGATCATCAACAGATATGAAATGAGAGTGAAATCCCATCACAGTCCCATCCATTCCAAAGCTAAATCTACTTCCACCTTTTGTGTTTTCAAAGTGCGTTTTAGCTTGCTGGTCTTTTGCGAGCTGTATCTCTGGAAAAACTCGCTTATACTTATCGCTTCTTACAAGCTTTCGATTCAACCTTGCTAAATTCCCTGCCAGAGATCCTGAATAGCTTCCTCCTAATGTTCTTGCTGAAGGCATCCTTGTCCATGTCCACGGACTGTGCATCACTGAACAAATCGTTGACTTGCTTTGCCCAGGTGGCATATTGAAAATTAAATCGTAGAGCTTTGGTAGATTCTTAAAAACTCTCTCTGATATTATTTGGAGTTCGTCACACATCAATTCAATGTGCCAATTCCAAACAGGTGTTTCTTGAATTATCTCTCCCCAAAACTCTTGAACGAAATCATAATAGTTCTCTCTACAAATCGATGCAATTAATTCATCCTCATCGTATTGTATATCACTACCGAGTCTTGTTTCAATTAACAAATTCCGTCGATCATTAATTGATAAGCCAAGAGAATCAAGAGATGCTGCTAAACTACAAGGTTCAAGTACACGCACCTGTGAAGTGTTTAGTTTTGATAAGTCAAAATCCTCACACTCAATGACACATTTTTGAAATGTTGTTCTTGTTAACTCACTAGGTTTTGTAAAGAGCACATGACTAAAATTCAATCTTGGGAACATTGCAAATCGTTCTTTTAATGCAAGCTCCGCTTCAATTGGATTGTCTGACAACCATACTGAATTACTTGAAGAAAAAGCCCATACTAATAAAACATCACGAGCAGTGTTATCAACATCATTCAGTACTTTCAAAAACTTTAAATCGTCGAACGTCGATTTCAAATGATCTGGACATTGAACGTCTAAAGTTATCATAATACATTTTCTATTTCACAATTATACCTATTCAGATTGCACATCAATAGTTGGTAACATATTAACGTGGATCGTTGGATTCATTTTGTCATTCAGTGGAAGTCTGACTCGCTCGTCAATGGCTTTTGCAATTGCTTGAGCCATAACCATATTCTCGATTCCGCAAACATCATTGATCGCCATAATGATTTGTTGGACAACAAGATTAATTACTTTGATACTAACCTTGTCACCAGATTCTTTTTCTAATTTACTTGCTGCGAGAACTAGGTCTTTAACATTCTTCATTGATTCATTTAATGTCTGAAGAATCAATGCTTTGATCTCAGGTGAAAGCTTTTTGGACATCTTATCATCAAACAATGGTTGTGCGAGAAGAAGTGCTTCACATGCACTTGCTCTCGACAAAGCAAGTTCTTCATACAATGACACTTGCTCATCGTGTGGCTTATCCATTAAATCATGGATACGTTCTGATAATTTTGGTCCTAAGTACTTTTGATAAAACACAGGTAGCCTTCTTTTATTGTTCCGTTGATTCAGTGCACGTTGAGCATTTCTCCCACCATGAAACTGACAATTGTTTGTACCACGCAATGCCCATCGTCTACAACGTTTTCGAGTGACCCGTGACATCGCTTGACATTGTCTTGGATTTCCTTCTGGTGGGGCTCCTGACATACTAATTCATCCAATCTTATTATATGTATTATAATCTATTATGTCCTAAAAGTAAAGTGTAAACAAAACCATTTTTAAACTGAACTGTTTAAACGTTTAATTCGTTCTCAATTACTTTCTTTGTTGCTTCGGGAATTGATTCATAGACATCGTTTTCCAATGCCCACTGATACTGAGCTGACCAACCACACTTGTACGCAAATTCACTAATGTTAAGATTTGTCTTTGTCCTTTCTCTAGCTAACTCTTTTCCAACGAACGTGAATCGTTGGTCAACTAATTTAAACATTACGTTCCTTTATTCAATTATGGATTTAAGGTATTCAACATTCGCTACAGATGATTCTAACGGATATCCTTTCTGCTTATCAGTAGATGCTATATGTATACTTGTAAGTGTAACACCTTCATTCAATTCATAATCTAAACTATAAAAATCATCTACAGAGAACTTATCACAATGTACTTCGCGATCTCTTCTAGTAAATATAAATATACAAGGCATAATTTAACTTTCTAATTAATTTTCAATGCTTGACCACAGATACATTGTACTTTGCCAACGTACGATGGAATTTTCACATCCTTAAACGTTTCATTGCATGTTGGACATTTAAACTCTACCATGTATCTTATTGGTCGTACTTTTGATCTCTTACCAAATGCTCGACTATATCTTCGATTCAATGCTTGCTTCAATGCTAAATGCTTACCTCCAATAACTTTGATTCTCGGTGCTTGCGTTGGTTCATTATCTGCATCTACTGTTTCTACTGGCTTCATTAGTATTCCTCTTGATTAGGTTTGTAATGCAAGATCAATCATACATTGTTTCGCATGATCAGAACTATTGCATTTAAAATCAGTTTGACTTCCGTTTGTAAATCTAATATTCACAAGATCCAAATGTACTTCTTCAAGGTCTGCTGTACTAATCCACATTTCCTGTATTTGATCAGCGCGAATATACTTACCATTCGGTAATAGACATAATGATGTCATTGTCATTGTCCAATGCTCCAAATTAAATACATTAAATAACATGGTGTTAAAACCAAACACGAAACACCAACAATAAAACATGAACTGTTATATGATCTACCAATTCTTCTTGGAGGGGTGTTTGGTCCTATAGGCCATGTATAATAGATCACGTTAATTATGCTCAAAAGCATTAACGTTAAAAAGATTCTATGTATCATTGTGACCTCCAATACTTATCATAATTCCTTGACTAGAAAGCAAATCCAACACACCCCATAAAGATGTAGCTAAAATGTTCTGATAATCATAAGAAGTTGGTGGGTCATTGACTTGTGCACATCCACGTGCTAAGGGTCCAGAAGCTAATATAGCAGCGCTTTGTAAAACATCTTTCATCTTTATTGTTTTTAAGTCCATGATTCATTGTCCTTTCTTATATGTTGGTTTGTCTCTACGTATCAACCCGACAAGATCACTAATGACTTCTATAAGATCATCTTTACTTAGATTATTTCTGATAAAAATTACATTTTGATTTAAACAGTGAAACAGTGCAACCTCACCTTTTACTTTCACATTTAACAAGTAGTTAAGTAAACCATCATCACCTTTATGGTTGATTTCATTCAGATATAACTTAGATGTACATAGTTCTTCATAAGTATCAAATCTAACTATTTCTTTCTCTTTCAAATCCATTGTTCTTAATCCTCCCTAAAAATCTTCCTTTGTTAATTGCTTTACAACGTACTTAAGAGCAACGAGCTTTACAGATAATCGTCGTGGAGACCATGCTTTGATCTTAGGAAAGATGTTACACCAAAACAGAAACCACTGTACAGCTTCAGAACAAATTGCCTTCGACTTATTGCCGAACCTTATTGGCCACAAGAATGATAAGATCATTAACTTGTCATAACCTTTATTGTTATCAACAGCAATTCTTGCATGCTTCTTCGCCAATTGAAAATCCGCATAAGGCACATCTATTTCGAAGAAATCCCAACGTTCTGGGTGTGTGAATACTTTTCTCGCTAAATGAAGACATGTTCCCTTTGCATCACCACGCATTGTACTTGTGAAACATTCGCCGTCGATCCAAGAGAACCTACCTTTATAGGATGACGCGACTTCAAACATTTTTTCATACTTTGGTATCCAGACCTCAACGTGTGAATATGGTTTGGTTCTAGGATTAAATAACTTTGTCCAACCACTGATTATATCATCCAACCAATGACCGTCACGATCTGCTTTGTAAAATACTACTCTGATTTTCATAGATCCTCCTTTTCATTTTTTTTTCATTGGCATTGTGTACAAACGTCGTTGAATTCCTTTTCGATGAGTGGAGTGAATGTAAGTCATCGATTAGGACTCTCATTGCGATAACTTTTTGTTTAGCATCTTGTATTGCCTGCAAAGTTCCATACGATATTTCGTAGAGACTATCCTGAAGGATTAATGAAAGCAAACTACTAAGTGCGGCTTTTTCTTTTGTTTTAATGCTCATTCTACCAACTCCCAATTACCGCCTCCAAGTTCCTTGCAATTATTTTCCCAGAACAATTCAGTTCCTATTCCGGGCACACAGACTTTAAACATCCTACCAGGCACACAGACTTTAAACATCCTACCAGAAGACTCCTTTGTGCAGATATCTATGCATTTTGACACATCGAACTCTTCACCGACTTTGAACTTGTAATCAAAGTTCGTTAAATTTAGACCAATTGATTTTACTATTGCTTTCATTGTTCTATTCTCCTACATGATTAATAACATTGGTCCACTATATTGTTCAGGCGATGCAACCAATTCAATCTTGCTAACAATGTCATCATAGCTCCATTGAAACTCACACATTTTATCCATTGCCATTTTAGACGCTGCTGTTGGATCAGTGGATACAACGTACACCTCTAGTTCTTTACCGGATAATGATACACAAGTTACTTTATATAAATTCATTGTTCTATTCTCCAACGTAACCAAGCATACTGATTACTTCTTTCTCTTCTTGCGTTAAATTGTTATTTATACTACAAAATCAACTTCGAATAGTTTCTTAAGACTACGCGTAGTCCCTACCGGAAGGTTTGTATGTAAGAACATATATAGTGCATGCGCATCGTCTTCATAAGAACGATCAGTAGTTTCAAAGTGCTCTTCAATGTGGATTTCAGACTTTCTTATGTACTTTGCTGCGTGGATTTTAAGTACTTCTTTCTTTACAAAGCTTTCGGCTTTTGAATTTCTTCTTTTTTGCTCATTGTTCTATTCTCCTTTTCAACTTCATGTAACAACTTTTACATACGACTCGATGTCCAACGAACTCAACGTCACGACTTTTTACAATGATCCATTGACGTGATTTTAATTTCACTTCTTTGCACAATGGACATTTATTTGTTGGGTTTAAACGCAATAATAATAATAGTCTACCTTTTATTCTGTTACGCTTTATGTACTCAACCCATGATTCGTCCCATGATTTTTTGAGTTCAGGGATTTCATCTTTCTCTTTTTCATTGATCGTATTTCTCGCATCGGCGAATAACTTTTTATAATTCTCTACCATATTACTTCCAAATGTCTATATAGTTGTATAAAACAAAGTAAAACAAACAGTTTAAACGTGAAACAACATGAAACAAACATAAAAACGTATTTTAAACCAACCAGTTTAGTTTCTCCCAAAAGTCTTGGTAAGTGATAGTGAAATGTTTTTCTGGGAGAGCCCCTCTACCCCAATCCTTATCTCTTATCTCTAACCCCTTTGTTTGTAAGTACTTAAAAAGCTTATTTATTAGTTTTAGTTAGTATTATACAGTAATAGGTAGTGACACTATGTCACTTGGGGTAGTGACATCGAAAAGATACCTTTTTGAGGGCAGGTGCCCGGTTCTGGGAACATTTCACTATCAGTTACCAAGCCTTTTTCTGTTAAATGAGATTATATTTTTCAAATCGAGTAATTTAACAGATTTTTTCAATAAGTTGGGATTTGATGCAATGCACAACTCTTCCAAAACAGCTCTGTTTAACTAATTAGTTTAACTGAAAAACCGTGATTTCCTTGTTAACTTAACCAAGAATCTCCGTACATTTCTCTTAGTTTACCACGTCTCGTAGCAACAGATTTTAAATTACTCCGTCGATTATCCAAAGTATCTTCATTAATATGTTTTGATTTTCTCAAGACACCAGCATCTAAGTCAAGAATTTGTCGATGCATAGATATTCCAGTTTTTATGACATAATAGTCTTTGACAGTCCTGGTTGAGTAATAAGAGCCATTGGGAGTCTTATATGCATACCACTTCCATTGATTCAACCATTGGTAGTCTTCGTCGTCTACTAATGCAAACTGTCCTTGTGTTAAACTAATTTTCCTCATTGTTCATTCCTTTTCATGATCGTATACCTAGCAAAGAATTCTTGTAGGCAATTTCATTCTAATAAAATTCGTAATGGTCATCACAACAAGCAACAACCACTACGAAACAGAGAGAAAAATAGAGCCATAAATCCAAATTAAAATTCTAATGGAGATAGTCTCAGCATTAGATAATCAGTCTCTGGTAGATCTTCGGAGTATAGATACGATGCTCCAATTTTCAAATTACCAATGACTCTAATCATCAAGCCTGCTTCACACACAAGACCTCCTCTATCAACGTCGAACTTTCCATTCCGAAAAAGCCACGTTGTACTAACGAACATATCAACAGCTTTTGTCCAAGTATCAAGCAAATGCAACTTAACATTAGGTCCAAGAAGATTTCCACCTGTATCAATGTCCATAGTGCTGAGAGAATTTCCTCCACCAAAGTAATCAACACCTGCAAACACTCCAAGCTCAACGGCATCTAAACCTACACATCCCAGTCTTGATCCAACCTCAATGCCAGAGAACTGATCTCCGAACACAAAGTTTACATCAGCTTCGGACTTAGTGCATCCAAGCACTAATACAGTTAACAGCACAACAACATATAACATTCTTTTCCACATACAACATTCCTTTCAACAAACACATTTAAACACAAGACAAACACATTTAAAACAACAGACGACCTGTCCATGCAAACACAGCTGCATTAATCAAACAAGACATTGGTAGTACAACAAAAACAACGAACCAAACAGCTGTGATGCAATACACAGCAACTTTTACACTTTGTAAAACAATCTCAACAAGCTTAAATCCTATAGTATATTTCATTTTCCTGTCTTCATATCTAAGACCAAGACCAAATTATAAACAAGCCAAGAATTGCCCATCCAATACCTGTTGGGTCTGAATCTTTTGTTACCCAAAAAGCAGCTCCACCTAAGATACAAACAGCTATTGATGCAAGGCCTTTACCGATTTCATTTTTCATTTTCCTGTCTTCATACCTTTCTCTTTTTGCATATTTCCCCATGCAAACACACATTGATTCAAAAGATACTCTCCACGAGATCTATCATCTGGTAGATATTCCAATTCAATCACTCTAAAATTATGGTGCTGCACGGCATTTTCGTCTTCAAATGTCACTCTGCCAATTTTACTCAATCGGCATACCATCGCAACGTCATGTTTTGCTTTCATATCACGAATGAAAATTCTCTGTAGATCTGTGCAAAGTCTATTATGATATTTGAATTCAATCCATCCACGAAAAATCGAATGTGCAATATACCGATCAGGTATGCCATTTTTTTGTCTCATATTTCCAACAAATGCCACCCACTCAGCACCACGAGCTTTGACCATCTTACAGAAGTGTTTCGTGAATTCAATTTCACCTTTGAAGTTCATAGTTACTCCAAATCAAATATACCAAGCGTCTCATATACCAAGCGTCTCATATACCAAGCGTCTCATATCTTTCTCCAAAGAACACTCATTGTTTTATCCTTTCATTAAGAGCTCGTCCTCATACCTGTCAAGCTCTGAAGTCAATGCTTCCCAGTTCCATTGTAGAACTGCTAGTTCCATTGCATCGCACGAGCCGCTAATAACACTATTAAAACTTATATCGTTTAGTGCATTTCGTAATGTGTTTTCAAGATTTTTAATATCACCGAATGTAAATTCTTGAGCACAAGTCTGCACAATTTCCCATTCAGATCCGTCATGCAGCTTAATATACATAGCATTCATTGGTAGTCTTGCCAAGTATAAGACATGTTTTATATCTACTTTATTTTTACTTTCAGCATCTCGGTATCTTACTATGCATTTAATCACGTCTTTTTGTCCTCATCTTGCTCATCATCTTGCCATTCGTCTTGCTCATCATCTTGCCATTCGTCTTGCCATTCATCTTGCCATTCGTCTTGCCATTCGTCTTGCCACTCATCTTGCTAATCATCTTGCTAATCATCTTGCTAATCATCTTGCTAATCATCTTGTCCTCATCTTTCACATACAATTCTTTTTGTTTCTCTTACAGGAGCATCAACAAGCTTACAGTTACCTTGAGACAAGATTTCGAGAGCATTTGAAACATCACTAATCGAAAATTTGAATAATATATCTTTATGATTCTCAAACCTATATGTAAGATCAAGTGAATCTCCTATCCATGTATGATAAGACTCTAATTTGTACGGTCCAAATGATTTTCGTAATTTATGGAGTTCAATATTTACTTCATCAAGTGTTTTCATATTTTCAAATGTTATAGTATTTTTAAACACATACTGGATCGTTTCTATATCATCTGGTATAATATTAGCCATTAACAATTCATCTGATTTGCCTTTTTCAATACTAATTTTCAATTGTTCTTTATTCATTGTACTATCCCTTTTACATACTAATTATGGTCTAAGAATTTCAATATTGTTTATTTTTAAATCTCGCAAAGCTTTCTCAACATCTAGACAAAATTTATCAAGTTCTGCATAAATCATACTAACGTTACCAACTATCATTGCATCTACCCACATATTAACAAAGTACGAATGAATATACGGCCAGTTTAAATGCCTACATATTTTACGCAAAAAACTTTCTGCATTTAAAAACCTATTGCATATACTCTCATCTGATTCACTTACAAGAAAACACCTACCTGTTAAATCCTGGCTACTTCGCATAAAGTACTTGAAACTAACACCTGTGACTTTGCCATTTTTTATATTGGTGATTGTAGCATGCTCATACTCACAGAATACTTTGTCACCAACTTTAAATTTTTTCATTGTGATATCCCTTTTACATATTCCTTGAATACTTTGTCACGTTGATTGTCAATTTTATTATTCATCTTACTTGGGAGCCAATTTGCGGACCAACGATGAATCTGTATTAGTTCCGCATATCCTATATCAAATTTCTTAGCAAAGTGCTCTCCCCAATACTTTGAATGTATTTGTACCATCTTAATTGCAGACGTAACATTGTATCTATCTTTCAACGTCCACTTCAAACCATATTTTTTAATTTTTGAAATTCGATTGCACTCTTCAACAAATATAGGAGTGATTTGTAGTACACCAATTGCTGATCCATTGTCACCAACCACACTATTGTCACCATCTGATTCAATTTGTATTAAACATTTAATAAACCAATCAGGTAAGGGGTATTCAACTAACGATGAATATTCAAGATGAATAAAACTGGAGCCTTGACCGGATGTAAATGTCTCAGCTCCAGCTTCGAAGGAGGATGATGACGATTTTTCCATTTCCCGAGTATTCTTATCCCGAGTATTCTTATCCCGAGTATTCTTATCCCAAGTATTCTTATCCCAAGTATTCTTATCCCAAGTATTCTTATCCCAAGTATTCTTATCCCAGAACACTTTTTCATTTGCATCAATATTTGATTCACTAAGCACACTATGAACCACTTCTGTGTTTGTTAAGTTATTGGCTAAAAATCCGAAGATAATAGAGAGTGACACCATTGCTGCAACTTGTTTAGTTGAATAGATTTTTCTATCTAGTAATTTCACTTTTTCATTCATAGTACTTTGTCCTTTAAATAAATTTTATTTAGCAATCATCAAAAATAGTTTTAACACATTTCTTTGCATCAACTAAAATCATGTTTGCGATTTCTTGCATTTGTGGATGTGCAGTCTTTGCAGTGCGTAATTTGAAAAAATGCCTCCACTCTCTAAAGTTTCCAGCGATACATATTTCAGTCTTCAGTGAATTTGGTAAAACACTTCGTGCTTGCTGTGGTGTCCAACCAATAACCAATAAGTTCAAGTATGATGCTTCACATTTTTTCATACAAGATTTCCAAATAAGTTCGGATTCTTCCCAACCATCCTTATCAAACCAACATGGCATAATAAACTCAACACCTCCAGAATATCTACAATACCTAGTGCTCTCTTGGGCATATGAAAACAATCTATGCCTCACGATCTCATGTGTCACGCCACGATCACAAATCACTTTGTAGAACATCCAACCAAATTCGATCATTGCATTGTGACCGTTCCGAAGTAGCGTTTCAAACATTGGTTTTGCAGAAGTTGTTGTGATTTTATCTTCTGATTTGTAACAAACTCTTGCGGCCATTTCAATTGACTCAATGCTACCAGAGCTATCCATAAATTTAACTGATGACTTTACTAATTTCATGAGTTGCATCCAATCCTATCAATTTTGTAAATGTATTTCATATCGTTATCATCTTTTATTACAAGTCAATTCCAGTGATGTCCTTATACTCATGTGCGATTAGATAAACACCTCATCGACTTCAATGACACCACGGGGAAAACATTTCATATACGGTAATTTACGCTCACCTTCACGAAAACTCCGACTCCATTCTTTACCAAACAGTTGAAATGCAATGTCACGACCGTTCACTTTCTCATCGTGCGTAATGCAAGCAACACAATCTTTGTCGAACGTTTTACCTTTGACACTGTGTACATGACTTTGCCCAAACGTGATATAAGTTTTCTTTAACATTGTACTTTCCTTTTATTATAAGTCGCTCCGATTTACAACACACTCATCAGCTGGTTTGTCATCGCGCCAACGAACAAAGTGTGCATGGATTAATCTTCCACCATTTCCGACCTCTTGGTACTCAACTTCGCAGACTCTACCAAGATCTTTCTTTTCATCGATGTCAACTCTTGTCTCATCATCCATTCCAGACACATTTGCAATTTCAATTAATTCATGATCGTCAGAAAGATCATAATTCCATGCCTGTTCAGTGAGAGACCTGCGATCAATATCATCATTTAATGGTGTCCATGATTTCCTCATCCAAACCGAAACCTTCAACGATCCAACGAGGCCAAGGTATTTTCCATTTCCTTCAACAAACCCAGTGACAATGCAGTCAACTTCTTTTTGCGGTTTAGCTTTCCACCACCCTTTGTAGTTTGCTAGTTTAAGTACCCAACCTTCATATCCAAGATCCGTTGCATCACTGCATAATTTCTCAAATGTGTCATCAGGATACATTGGTAGTGGCTTTGCAAAATCAACACCAAGACCATTGAGACAAATAGTTCGTGCCTCTGATACAGTTTTCTCAGCTAAGCTTTGTCCGTTGTACCATGGTAAAGCGAACGCCATAAATTCAAGATTCTTTGAACACTTTGCAATTGCTGTCGTCGCATCCCCAGCGTTACCCTCAGGGATATACAGTTCGCCATCTATTGACGACATCTGCTGCATGTTTGCTACCAAAGATTTCCACCAAGGGTAGTTTACAATGTCTGGTCGAATCAACGTGATTTCACGCTCTGGTCGCATATCTCGTCCGAAACCAACTAATCCACTGCCGTTACTTATTGACTGTTTGAACATAGTAAATCTGTGTCCATTATATTTGCGTTGTTTGACCGCAACAGGTTGTCCCTTCCAATTCTTTGGCTTAAGCCTTTCATGAATCCACATATTAGAACTCCTCGTTCCCAACTACCCCATATTTCGCACTCAGTTTAAGCGAAAATATTTCCCAGTGTTTCAGTCGTTCGACAATGAACTCTTTGTCATCAGTTGGATGGTTGATAACTATGGCATCTTCCAATGCCGTATCATTATACATAGAATCATTGTTAGAAGCACAGCTTCCGAGTTTCATCAATTCATAATTCTTTGCGAATTCACCGTCGTCAATAAATGCAGCAATGTTTGCCTTAAGTAATTGTCTCCATTCAGCAGACTTAATTTCCTCAAGCATTTGTTCTTGAGTTTTATTGTTTGCATGTGACCAGACAATAAGACTTGCTAGGAATTTTTTCTTGATTCGTGGAACACCAATTACATTGTCTCCTTTGTCACCAACGAATGCAAAATACTCTGCAAGATATTTTGAAGGTACACAGTACTCTTCAAAAACTTTCGCAGAATCCCAATAATACAATTTACTGTGAAACGATTTCAGCATTGTGACATTGCAACCATGGTAATTATCCCCGACAGCTTGCAGTAGATCATGGTCGTTAGAATAAATATAATGCTTACCTGTTGAATCTGAATTCTGCCTCGACATCTTGTACAAAATATCATCAGCTTCAAAGCTTTCAGCTTCGACAGTGACATACACACATTTAAGAAACTTAATAAAAACATTGAGTCTGCTATAATATGTGTCTGTAGGCAAGTGACCACGATTTGCTTTGTACATTGGGTATTTCTTCTTGCGCCATGACTTCTTTGAGTCTAGGCATAAGACTATTTTTTGATCAGGGAACTTTCGTTGCAATGACTCAATGATTCTCAACGATCCGTATTCAATTCCAGTCATGACACCACTAGAATTTTTCAAGAAATCCATTTTAGCGTAGCATCGTCGTACTACCATACTTAAGTCAATCAGCATCATCGTCGTTCACCTCAGTTTCCTTAAGTTCTTTGAACGCTTTGAACTCCGCCAGAACCGTTTCAATGTTGTCGTGCTCTTCTGACAATGTTTCAAACTGAGATTGAAATGTTCGAAGGCTAGATCCAGCGTGTTTACTCCTACCAAGCAAAATAAATACTGGCTCATCTTCTGGTATAATTTCTCCAGTTACACGATTCTCTAATCCACGTTGTGTAATCCCAAACATTGGATTGTTGATGTCACGTGGTGCAATCTCTGCAATAGACTCAGACATTGCTGGAAACAACTTTGCAGACTCAACCTTCGCAGGCATTTCAACAATTGGGATCTTTGCAGATTTCGGTGGTTGAACAAAACTTGAATTACCAATGCTTGTCACTGGTCTCCAGTCATCGCACGGATTAATGATTCCACGCTGGTGGCAAGATTTATATTTTCCACAACTTCCACAGCTTTTTACTCTTCTTGGTTTATTTGGTTGCAATTTATCCATTGTACTTCCCTTCCTACTTGAGTATGTCTAAGTATTCTTCTAGTTTTTCAATTCCCCAACAATGAATATACTGCTCACCCTTTGTTGTATCCTCATTAGAAAAGAGTTCTTCGGCTGTTGATGTGATTTTCGATTCACTCCAATCAAGATTGATTACCCTTTTGCGCCAACCGATTGTGATTGGCCCTAAGTTTGTATATGCCTTGATCCAAGGTAGATGATAACAACAAGATTCTTTACAGTATTGATTATCAAGAACATCAAACCACGAGCACTTGAACCCCGCTGATTCAATCATTCGTGCAAAATCTTCAGCACGTTTTGCACGCTCTTCACTGCAAGTATTTATAGCATGTGCCATGTTTATTTTCTGGTAGATTTCTTTAAGTACTTGCCCTGCTTGAAATGAAATCAAGAAACGTTGTTTATCATTAAGTTCGTACCAACTCTTATGCTGAATATTTATTTCACCATTGAATAAGTGAGTACTTGTATGTCTTGACATACTAGTGAGATTGATGACTTTTAAATTATCATTCATTGTACTATCATTCATTGTACTATCCCCTTTGAAATAAAAAGAAATGCACTCACACTACCACGATGTGAGTGCATTGTTTGGCATGTTGTAGATTCTACCACTACGGGTATATCTGCCGGCTGTGGCGTTTGCGTTTGCCCATGGTACACACTCCTGATTTAATTAGCTGTGAGTTTTATGCGTCACAACTTTGAATCCTAATCCTAATCACACTGTCCTTACATATATACATGATCTCAGTCTTAATCAAAGGATCACAGACCAGGTCTATGCACTTAAATAAAAATGCCACGCACTGACGCATTAACCGTCAGTGCGTGGCATTTTTATTTACATCCAGCATTTGACAATTGAACCGAATAACAATGCACTCCCTGTCTTAAAAATCATTAAGAGAAGTGAATAAATCAATACTTGATTAAAGGTATCTTTAGTATCTGGTTTCTTTGTTGTATCCGCTGTCAGATACCCTACAATCAATGCTAACCCAATAGCAGCTTAACTAGTGCTAACCCATTTGCAATTGGGGAAAATACTATGATAAAAATAGTTGTTACAATGTATCCAATAATTTTCATATTTCAATCTCCTATAATCAGATTTTCACTTTTTGAATCTTGACATTTTTTGGAGCATCGATTGAAAGGTTCACTGATGATTGGTGTGAGCTATTTGCAATCGCAATATCTGCGACTTGCTTTCCATCGATAGTCAGTATAAGTTTATACTGATTTTTGTTGATCTTTGTTTGCATCGCCATTAGTTTCTCCTTTCAACTTTTCAATGAGTTCTTTGAGTTTTTGAATCTTTGCATAGTTTTCCAGCTCAATGATCTGCCTCTTGTCATATCGTTGACTTTGTTCAATAACTCCAACATCCATAATTGCGTTGGATCTGGAGTTTTTAATCTTATCAATTTTCAAAGCTATTTCATCCAGAAGCATTTGTTGTTCGTCAAGCCGTTTTTGATAAATCTTATCATCAAGAAACGAAAGATAATTCTTGATCATCGCGTTTCCAAGTTCGATTGATTCAACCAAGCCTTTTATTCTTTTCTTACAGTCTCCAGGTTTTAAGTCCATATCCATCTCCTATAAACAATGTGCCGTGGCGCTTCATAGAGTTGTTGTTTCAGCTCTTCCACGCCACGGCATCTTTAAAACTAGATGTCCCTAATCATTCTAGTCATCAGTGTCATTTTTAGCTGCACTAAGCAACCCATCGACATCCACACCGGCGGCTCTGAGTTGTTGTTTCAGCTCTTCCATTTTGCTCGTCATCTTGACAAAACGTTTGGCCTTGGCTCTGTCCTTGGAGCTTCCCATCTTCTTGGCTTCTTCAGCCAACTCACGATATGTCACAGCTGCAAATTCTGCACCAGCTGCACGGAATTCAAAATATAGATGATCTGAGATAAAATCTTTCTTCTTCAGATTCGCGTGAACCTTGAAATCAAATCCTTCAGGCACAGCAACCTTGAATGGATAAATCTCTGCACTCGTATCTCCGACACTACCAAACTCTTCCTTTGTCACTCGCTTCACCTTGTCTGGTGTTGGTTTGACATCAACACCAGCATCATTGGTATTAATTTCTTCTTGATCTGGTGTTGCGTCCATTGAAAGCTCTTCAGTTTTTGCGTTCTTCTTTGCCATTGTAAAATCTCCTTGCCCCAATGGGACATAAAATAATTCGCCCATAGGGCATTAACATAAAAGTAAAATACATTTAACCAGAGACAGTGCATCATTGCATTGCAATCGCATTAGCTCAACACTGTCCTAGGCAACACTGTCCTAGGCAAAACATACTTCAAAGGAGTTAAGAATCTATTTATAATTATTGCCAACGTGACATCGATTTTTATGTCCACTGCTGCCAGATTTGTGATGCATACCGTCGATGTGATTCTTACCACGAATCTTGAATCCACAATCACCACAATACTTGTCGCTATGACGTTGAGAATTCATTTTTGGACTTGCTACATGAGTTGTCTTTACATTTGTCTTTACATTTGTTGTCATTGTACTATTCCTTATTACAAAAGTATAATTTGAATTACGATTAGGACTAGAATCTTATCTCGCTGTGACATTGTACTATTCTCCAAACTGTTCCAACTCTGGGAATTGAGCAATTGACACTTCATCAACTTTCAAATCATTTTCTTCGACGTACTGCATGACGCGAAACAGTGCGTCATTGCCTATCGTAACTTTTGCAAGCCACGTTCCATCAATGTCAACAATGTGAAAAAACTTTCCAGGTTCCACCCACACAGAAACCATCGTGTAGATACTTGGATCAACAGGATTGACTATTTCTAAAGTTGATACCATTTCAATCTCCTATTCAAAAGTAAAAGTAAAATTTATCTGAACTACTCAATGTCTTCATTAAGATCAAAGATCAATGAACAACGCACCACAATTCAAACATGTTGAATGTAAATCTGAACAACAATCGTCGTTGGTTTCTACATGGTCAATTTCCACATTTTCTTTACATACTGGGCATTTCGGCATTTTAATCCCCTATCAAAAAATCTTTATAAAGTTGATGTCGAATACTTTGTCTAACGCCGCAGCTAATGCGATTGCAAATACAAGCCATTTACATGCTTGTGTGTACAAATAATTAAGTCCCTCACCTAACGCTTTAAACATTTCAATCTCCTATTCAAAAGTAAAAGTAAAATTTATTTAACCAGTGACACTCGCGATACCTATTCTCATATCTTATAACTCATTAAACAAGTGTCCTAGGCAAAACAAACTTATGCATTTTCAACGTCCATTGCTGCAATTTCGTCTTGCAGTGCTTTGATCTTGTCAAGCTTTTTCTGTTTCAGTGTGACTTTGCGTTTCAGCTTTGCAACGTCTCGTTCAGCCTTCTTTGCATCACGTGCAATCTTCAGTGCTTCACGATCAGCCTTGGTTGATTCAAGATACAACTCAGTGGCCATTGACTTAACAATTGCATAAATCTTATTTGAAAGCTTTTCAAGTTGAACTTCATACTTTTGAGCAAAATCATCTTCACCAAGTCGAAGTGCATCAATGGTGTCTCCGATATGAGTCACAGCATTACATCGTTCATCATTTTCAACAATTACTGCAAGGGACTTTCCTCTCAGAGACTTTGCAACCTTTGCAGCCTTGACTCGTTTCGCTTTGGCGTCAGCTTTGACATCAACGATTTCCAATATGTCAGTTTCGTTCTTGCTCGGCGTAGCTTCTGCCTTGCCCAACACGGTTTCGTTCTTCACGGCTGTTTTCTTGCTTGTTTTCTTTGCCATTATTCGATCTCCTAAATTGGCGTTTAACACGCCGTTGAAAAAATAGTTTCAAAATTCATTTAACCACGATCAACTTAACTGATGAGCGTGGCAAAAGGAACTTATTTAACCAATGAACTGAATAGCCTTGCCAAGATTTGTTACAGACACTACGTTTTCAAGTTCATCGAAACCGAAAACCAGTACATTTCGTTTTTCCCCTTCAGCTTGAACTAACCCAGATCTACAGTGCTTAATTCTCAAGGACTCAGCAAGCTTATAGTCTGATATGTAGAGATTCTGTATATTATTTAGACGAGCTGTTTTAATGAAAGATAAAACTACTTGACGGTGTTTTCTCATAGCTATTTTTACTTGAGTTTTTGTTAATACCATTTTTCAATCTCCTATGAAAGTTCGAGCAATGTCTCATCAGCGTGTGGTGCTCATTCACACGGACCAACGAGATACCATTCTCTCGTTGGTTTCGATTTTGGAGATAAACTAATCTTGTTATCTGGTCGACCATTAATCAGCACCAGTTTCCGGATTTTTATTCTAGGCTCGTTTTCAAAGCCTCATATTATTTACTTTTCAAATGTCTTCTAACTCTACTGTCGGTATTTTAAACCAATTAGTTTAATCTGTCCAGATAAAACCATCATTTTTTGAAAAAATTTTTCAGGGTCTGAGATTTCATTGAATTTCCCCTGTCAGATCCATCTAGCCTCAATCAATCACATCTCACTCATATCTATACTATACTATACTATACGCTCAACTCCCCACCAAACCCCACACACCATTGCTAGGTGATTAAACTCCCTGTAGGTGGCATAATCGGTACTATGGCACCTCAAATCAGCCAAAAACGCCTGTATAGACACTTGTAAGTCCTTTGTATACAACGACTTATATTAGCTAAAATACAAGGATATGTAAGTCCTTATGCAAGATAGGCTTATGTCTTTTGCCTGAAATCACCCTGGAATCACCCTGGAATCACCCTGGAATCACAA